ACGTTCGATTTTGAAAATTATTATATCCGAAGGATTGCTCATGAGAGAAAAACCGCTTCTGAAATCTTGAAAATAATTCAGCCTCTTTTGAGTGGATCGGTTAAAAGTTCCGCCACCAACGTCGGCATCACTGTGACTCGCTTGCTTGGGGAAAAAAGTAAGAAATCTAACGGAAGATTGGTATTTAATCTCCCCATTAGAAAATAAGATAAGGTTCTGAATCAGGGTACCAGGGTAGGGTAGGGTACCACTTTGCTACGAGGGGTATGAAAAGTAGGGTGTTCAATAATTGAACAGGTACTTTTTCATCCCCCTCGTAGGCGAGACGTGCCCTAGTGTACCCTGGTACCCTGATTCAGAAAACATACACAAGGAGTGTGAAAATGAGTGAAAATCTTGTTGACAAAGTTAATAAATTAGGTAAAATCAATAGGTTGCGTAGGCTAATTAAGTTAGTTAGTGACGCACATGGGGGTGATGATCCGGTTTTTCTTGAAAAATTCACTCAGGAAGTCATAGACGCAAAACATCATACGTTGGATGACGCACTAATATGTTTTGAGAAAACGCTGAAATTAAAGTATGGAACTAACTATGTTTATTGAGTTTACAAGTAATGATACTGAATATGTAGTGAATACTTACCATAATGGGAGGTTAAATGGATTTTCAAGAAGCTGTTTCGGCGTTAAAAGATGGCAAAAAGATACGTCGTCAGAAATATAGGAAGGACTTATACTTGCAATTATCTGATGTGGATAATACCTTAATGGGATTCTACACAAGCAGTGAGGTGCAGAGATTTGACGGTGATGATATTAGTGCGGATGATTGGGAGATTGTGGAATGAAATTTGACGAGGTTGAGCCGTTTTATTTAGCGGGAAAAACGATTTATAGGAGAGGTGTGTCTTGCGTTAGTTATCGGAAAGAGAAAAGCGATCAATTGGCGTTAGTGTTTTACGGACAAAGCAGAATGGGGTATGAGATAATAGATTTGGAAGACAAAAAAATGGATGATTGGGAGGTTGTAGAATGAGTTGGTCAGAATGCATTTTTTATTGTGTTGCTGTGGCTATGCCATTGCGGCTTTTAAAAAGCCCGGTTCATCCCCACGCATGTGGGGAACAGAATCAATTATTATATTCCAGCTCAAATAATACCGGTTCATCCTCACGCATGTGGGGAACAGTGGTACCGTCTTTTATAGTCGCGTATAGTCGCGTATAGTCGCGTATATACGATAACCGGTGGGGGTTGTAGGGTTTAGTAATTAAAGCCAAATAATCGTCTTGGACATAATGCCCTATCTCTTCCCATGCGCTATCCTTGTCCCCGCGGTCAAGATAAGCTTTAACTGCGCTTATCAAATCTGAGCAGGTCAAGCGGTATTCCTCAAACGCCAAATTATTATCCCATTCGAGGTAGGGGCTGCTTACTAGTATTTTATCTGCGTGTATGGTAGCTTTGTACTTGGTATCGTATATACCTACTGTAACGTCTCGTGTAATCGTACTCATTTGATAATCCTCTTAGTTATGCCCCCGTGGGGGCGGTATGGTTTAGTAAGTAAAGCTAAATAATCGTCTTGGATATGATGCCCTATCTCACTCCTGTTCCCCACGCATGTGGGGAACAGGACGCGATGACTTTTACTTCATTGAAAGTCAATTCGGTTCATCCCCACGCATGTGGGGAACAGAACGGAGAAAACCAATTATGGCTTTCGCAGTTCACGGTTCATCCCCACGCATGTGGGGAACAGTCTTTTATAGTCGCGTATATACACGTATTGGATATAATGCCCTATCTCACTCCAGGCGCTATCAGCGTCCCCGCGGTCAAGATAAGCTTTAACTGTGCTTATCAAATCTGAGCAGGTCAAGCAGTATTTCTCAAACGCCAATGAGCCGCTATTATTATTATCCCATGCAAGGTAGGGGCTGCTTACTAGTATTTTATCTGCGTGTATGTCAGCTCTGTACCTGGTATCGTATATACCTACTGTAACGTCTCGTGTAATCGTACTCATTTGATAATCCTCTTAGTTTGTGATAATAAGCGCCCCTTGCAGGGCGCGTCACATGGATTTGGTACGCCCCGAAAGGCGGTTAATTGTGAAACCCATACATGGGGAAAAATGATCTTATATCTTCCCGCTTGTATTTTTCCATGAAATCTATTACATCTGATTGTGGGATTTTTTCATCCTTATCAAATATATATCCGTTTGCTAGCCACTGACCTTGCGGCGTTTGGCTGAAAGTCGCGTTAATTTGGTCAATCTTGATTATCATTTTATACCTCACAGTTGTTGATAATATTAGTCTATTAACTTAACTCTAGTATTGATTAGCTGACTGTCGCTTCCGCCGTGCCGCTCTAATCTGTTTATAGTATACAATAAGAGTTACAGTATGTCAACAATTATTTTGTTTGCGTTAAGCGAAATATGTGCTATAGTTATCTGGTTGAAATCATGGAGGATTTTATGGCTAAGATTCCCGCGCCTATTGGTAGACCCACAACGTATGATCAAAAATATTGCGATTTATTTTTGAACGAGCTTAAAAAGGGATCTACACTCGCACAAGCAAGATTAGCACTTGATATACCGCTCTCAACATATAATAGATGGCTCGAGGCGCACGAAGCTTTTAGGATAGCCATTGAGTCAGGATTGGATTTTTCGCAAGCTGCATTTACGCATCAAGTGGAAAAATTATTTGTTGGACAACATGTAAATTCCCGCTTAGTAGAGTTAAAAGCACGCAACTGTTTTGGTTGGCGCTCTAAAGATGTTGATAACACAACGGTAGTAAATACCGGTTCGGTAGATGATGCGGTTAAGATTGCGGTTGAGATTGCAAAGCAAAGGAGATATGCTGACAAATGACAAGAGACAGTGTAATTAATAGTGAGGGTTACTTGCATAGAGTGCGCGAAGCATTTTCTATGCTTGAGGCGGCGCGTGGATTGCTTGAACCTATTGGGCCAGATTTTTGCGGATTTGGCGCGGTAAAAGAAACGCTTAAGGCAATAAGTTTGGCTCGGGCTATACTTGATTTGAATTTTGATGCGGAAGAGTGGAGTAAGCAAAATATTTGCGACAAATGCGGCAATACGTTTGACAAATCGAGTTAACACTTATCTACAATGGCTGTGTATAAACGTGTGGAAAACGTGGTAACATGCTGTTGATGATAAATAAAATAAGGTGTACAAAATATGAGCAGTATCAGCGGCGCGGTAATCATGGACGATATGCACAAACCTGATGATGTATTCAGCGACACAATCCGGCAAGGTGTTATTGATAACTACTTTAATACAATAAAACCGCGCCCTAGAGGGCCTAGTATTAATATGTTATTAAAAATAGATGAGAAACAACAGATTTTCAAAATAGTAGGCGCTAAATGGATTTAGACGCATTACGCATTGAGGTGCTTTGACAACAGATTTTTAAAATAGTAGGCGCTAAATGGATTTAGACGCATTACGCATTGAGGTGCTTTCATCTCACCTGGCGTTCACCAAAGTATTCTTCGAGCTGAAAACAGGACGCTCATTTGACACGCCCCAACCTATAGGGCGCCAATCCCATTACGAGATTATAAGTCATGAGTTAGAGCAATGTTTTGACTTAAGTACCAATAGACTTATCATAAATGTGCCGCCTGGTCACGCAAAGAGCACGTTACTTATATACTTTATTGCTTGGGCGTTAGCACAATATCCCGATTCAAACTTTATTTACGTATCATACAGTGCACACCTTGCGGAAAAACACACGGCTACAATCAAAGAAATCATAGAAATGCCACTGTATAGACGCCTATTTGGTGTTGAGCTTAGAAAGGATTCTCAAGCTAAAGGCAACTTTAAAACTACCGCTGGTGGTTCCATTAAAGCTTTTGGTAGCAGCGGCTCAATCACCGGACAAGATGGCGGATTACCCAACCTCGACCGCTTCAGCGGCGCGGTAATCATGGACGATATGCACAAACCTGATGATGTATTCAGCGACACAATCCGGCAAGGTGTTATTGATAACTACTCTAATACAATAAAACCGCGCCCTAGAGGGCCTAATGTACCACTGATATTTATCGGCCAGCGATTACATGAGGACGATTTAGCGCAATATCTGATAGATGGCAGAGATGGCTACGACTGGCGCAAGGTGATTTTAAAATCTATCGACGAAGCTGGCAATGCACTATGCCCAAACATAAACAGTCTGCAAATGCTGAGAATCGAACAAGAGACAAACCCTTATGTGTTTTCCAGCCAGTATCAACAAACCCCATCACCAGCCGGAGGCGGAATATTCAAGCCCGAATGGTTTCATATAATCGACGAAGAGCCACGCATAATTGAGACATTTCTCACAATAGATACAGCCGAAAGCGCCAAAGAATGGGCAGACGCAACCTCATTTAGCTTCTGGGGCATTTACAAAATAAACCATAAAGGTATTGATACTGACCAATACGCACTTCACTGGCTGATGGCGCAAGAGCTTCGAATAGAGCCTAAAGACCTAGAGTCTGAGTTCTTTTCATTTTACGCGCAATGTATGCGTTATAAAGTCAAACCTAAATGTGTTGCGATAGAAAAAAAGAGTACAGGTGTGACCCTAGCCAGCACACTTAAAAGCGTCCAAGGCCTTAGGACAATCGATATAGAGCGCACTAAAGCAAGCGGATCAAAAACAGCAAGATACTTTGAAATGCAAAAATATATCGCTTCACGACACATAAGCCTCCCCGCAGAAGCCAAACATACAAAAACGGTATTAGAGCACATGCGGAAAATTACGGCGAATGATACGCACAAAAATGATGACTTATGTGACAATTGTTATGATGCCATAAAGCTAGCTTTAATAGATAAAACCCTTATCAACCCCAACGCCACGACCTACACCGACCTAGGAAAATCAGTCTACGAAACCCAAAATCAGGTAGACAGATTGAGAAAGATTGCATACAACAGGTAATAGTATACAATTAAGGTGTTATCACGGACGATAATAACACCAAAAGGGAACATCCATGAAGGAAGTTGCTAAAAACTATCAATCTGAATTACCAAGAATAAAAAAAATAGTTAGAAATGCACATGAATATTTCAAGAGAAACTATGACTCTTACAATGAGTTTCGTAGGTTTATTTTTGAGTCGAGTTTAACGAATGATGAAATAACGCTGCTCATGACCATGGGCAGACCGCAACTTGAATTTAATGTGCTAGAGGCCTATATGTCGCGCCTACTTGGTGAATTTTCAAAGCAAGAACCTGATATTGAGGTGAGCGCCTATGACCAGCAGCGTGCAGACCCAATCACTATTAAGGTTGTTAGTCAGCATCTGAAACATGTACTAATGGACACAGATAATGAGCACTTACGGTACGAAGTCTACAAAGATTTGCTATCTGGAGGTTATAGCGCCGTTAAGGTCTATACCGATTATGAACACCCAATGTCGCTAAATCAGGTAATCAAGTTCACTAAATGCGAACCTACATTGACGTTTTTTGATAAGCTAGCCAAATTTAGCCATAAAGGTGACGGGATGTACTGTGGGGAGTTGTTCCCTAAAAGCAAAGATGAATTTGAGGAAGAATATCCTGATGTGCCTATCAATAGTATATCTTTCCGTAGAGGGATGGAAGGATTCAACTGGTCATACCAAAACGATAGTGATGGAAAAATTGTATTATTGGCGGATTATTACGAGAAGATAAAAAAAGAAGCCACCATTGTGCAATTACGTGATGGTAGGGTGATGACAAAGGAAAAATACAGGAAATTGGTGGATGAATGGGATGATATCGCCGTTCCTCCTGGGACTATTGGTAAGCCAAGAAAAACTCTACTAGAGAGTATAGCGCGATACCGAATTGTGGAAAATACGGTCATAGAGCATGAAGAAACAGATTTTTCTTATTTGCCTATCGTGTTTGTGGATGGTAATTCAGCACTTATACGAACCAATATAAATGGTAATATCCATCAGGTCACTAGACCCTATTTCTACCATGCGAAGGGCGCCCAGCGACTAAAGAACTATGCGGGTATTTCATTGGCGAATGAGATTGAAAACACGACACAAGCGAAGTTGATGGTAGCTAAAGAGGCCATACCAAAAGAAGAAGACTTGCTGCAAGCCTACAAAGACCCACAAAAAGCCAACGTATATGTATTTAATTCGGTTTATGAGGGCAATCCAGACCAACCTATCAATAACCCCATTAGGGAAGTACAAAAGATGCCTGCGCCACCTGAAATCGCTCAGGCGTTCACTGGCGCGGACAGTTTAATTCAAAATATTTTAGGGTCTTATGATGCTGCTCTTGGTGTTAATAATAATCAGCTGTCTGGTATTGCTATTGTGGAAGCTGCTTCTCAGTCTAATGCTACTGCTATGCCTTATATTGTTGGCTGTCTTAATGGTTTCCAAAGGTTGGCGCAAATCTACGTAGATTTAATGCCCAAATACATGACCACACCGCGCACTATGCCAATTATCGATGAGGATGGTAAACGGCAGTATGTTATGATTAACCAAGAGCAAGGTATGCCAATGGAATTTGATGCCAATGTCCTTAACGTGAGCGTAAAAGCGGGCGCATCATTCCAGGTACAAAAATCCAGAACTATCATGATGGTCAAAGAAATGATGGGGATGTCACCCTTATTTGCACAGTTTATCGCTGAAAAAGGCCTAGGATTCGTGTTAGATAATCTTGAAGGCAAAGGGGTAGAAGAACTGAAAGCCCTAACAGAGGAATGGTTGCAACAATACCAGCAAGAAAAGCAACAAGCCATGCAGCAAGCGCAACAAAATCCCGCTGCTATGAAAGCACAAGTCGATATGCAGAAGATGCAACAAGACCAACAGCATAAACAACAGGTATTGCAATTAGATATGGCAAAATTGCAGCATGAACAACAAAAGTTACAAGTTGACCTACATTTGGGCAAACAGTCGGCTGATGTACAACTGGTGAAGGCGCTAACAGAAAAATTTGCAAAGAAGGCCGACATTGAGATAAAAAGGATGGATGTGGATGCAAAGCATAGAAATGCGCATATGAAGAATATTTTAGACCACCAACATAAAACAAGGGCATTACACCATGCAAAACACGGTCACCAATGAAGACAAGAAAATGATTATTTTAGAATTTCTAAAAAAATATGAAACCCTTTCCGGCGCAGAAGTAAACTGGGATGGATTTCATGAGATTTACAAAGAGATTGAGGGGTTAAAAGATGAATAAAAAAGTGAGCTGGTCAGACTTGCATTCTGCTACTTTTAAAGAGCTCAAACAAACCTACAAGCTAAATGATATGGGTTTAGAAAATGCTGTGCGCAAACATATGGATGGCGCGAATGCCCAAGAGCGTCGGGATTTATACAAAGCAGTGTGGGATAAGAAATAACCTCTAAACAACTATAAGGAATAACCATGAAAGACAAAAACCCTTACAACCGCCGTGAAGAAGCTGAAGACAAAGTAGGCTTTAAATCTGTTAAGAAAAGTGTCTCACCTGTTGCTAAAGACACCAATAAAACACGAAGACCTAAAATGAAGAAAGGCGAACAAATCGCGCAAGACTATGCGAAGAAACGCCATGAAGGAAAGAAGAAAGGATACTAAGTTGCATGCCTACAAATAGTGGACTACAATTGGATAACCCGCGCATGAAGCGCATGAATAACACCAAAAAGGATTTAACCCATGGACTACAAATGCAAAGACGGAATGATGGATAATAGAATGGTTAAGGACACACATCAAGAAGGAATTCACCGTGTGTTGCAGCGCAAGCCTAACCCTATGGATTCAGCTGGGCACAATGGAAAAATGGGACAAAATCATACCAAATCAGGTTTTGGCCGCAAGGGCGAATCCATGACCCCAAAGTCTGCGTAATCAATAACAAACAAAGGAGCTAGCTATGGGTGTTCTTCAAACGCCATTTAATATCCCTGCCACAATAGGTTATCGTCCAAGCATTAAGTTCATGGTAACTACTGATAATTTGGCGACTGTCACCACTGCGGGTTATCTAAACAGCGCCAACACTGATTCCGCGACCCCAGTGTCGAATAGTGATGTTATTCTCATGCTTTATGGCTATAACACTAATATCAGTACCGGAACATTTGGTATTTTTACGGTCAGCATTAGTGCGAGCACGGGTATTACATTGACTGAATGGTCTAATGGGGGAGCAGTTTTGCCGTCTACGGTGGGTAATTTCGCGGTCTTTAGTAATACGACAGGCTCAGTAACATCAGCTCCAGGAAATGCTACACAGTTAGGGAATATCGCTGCTGGCGCTTCTGGGACGGCTGGGACGGTTTCTTCGTTTCCGGCGACTGCAAGTAAGGGGTCATTGATTCTAAAGGCTGCAGCGAACACAGGAAACACGACAACGACTATTTCTAATGCAGCAATGGGTCAGGCGACTGTTGTATCTATACCAGATCCTGGTGCAGCTACAGCGGATTTTGTGGTAGCGCCTTCTGCTTTGGTATCGAGTAACTTAGTACAGGCCTCAGGAACAGCCGGTTTAGTGGTTGATAGCGGCATTACTGCAGCATCTGTTTCTGGCGCTGTGACGCAACTAGGGCAATTGTACCAAACCAGCGTTACACTAACGACAGCTGAAGTTATAGCTGCCTACGCAACACCACAGGTACTTATCCCAGCAGTTGCCGGTAAGGTTGCTATTGTGCATAGTGCCAATGTTTATACAGCTTCTACCGGCAATACTCCCTTTGCAACAGGAACCGCCCCAGTCATACAATACGGCTCTACTGTTCATGGCGCGGGAACGGCAGCAACTGGCGCTGGGTTAGTCACCGGTGATATAGAAGCAGCCGCTAGCCAAGTAAGAACCCTGGGACCCACAGCTAGTACCGCATGGACTGGAATCACAGATACAGCAGTAACATTTAGTTGTGCAACTGCATATACTGCTGGAACTGGCACGTCAGTTACTTTTACATTAGTGTATGAGCTGATTACAGCGACAATCTAAATAAAATCTACCCAACTATTCGGAAATCCCGAATAGTTGGGTTATTAATACCATGCTAGTCCTTATCGCACATTCAGTCACATGGTCATTTGATTGTACGCTCCTACTCAGGGCTAGCGTTTTTGTAAGACATTGAAAATATTATATTTATTCTTTATAGAGGGCAGATTCTTATTTGACGGTCATTTGATCGTTTGCTTTTGCCCGGGTTGAAACGTCCCTGTGACATTCCAAAAATCAATTGATTTTGCCTGTTCGCATAATCTTAGCCAATCTTTCTTTGCGCTCTGTTGCTATCTCGCTATCCAATATCGCATCCGCAGCGCCGGCATAATCCTCTTTTTCTAGCATAGCAAACATGTTTTCAAATTTAAGTAAGCCAGATAAACCCGTATTAAATCGAATATCCACCAGCACTGCTTTTCTGGCGTAATTTAGTTTGGAATAAACCGGCGCATGCTTTAGTAAATCTCGACGACAAGCAGCAATATCATAATCATATAATGCGTTAATCGCCACATCTGGCAACTCTTGTGCATCAAGATTATGCCCAATCCCAATAGTCAGAAAATGCCGTTCATCATAATAAGGGTAGCGCTCAAAACCTTCCTCTTTGATTAAATGCTCACGCAAAACCTCATCTTCACTATTCTGCCTTATAAATTTACTTGTCCATGCTACACCGCTGATAAACAAAATCATTGCTATGGCATAAAAAAATGGTTTCATACTCAATCCTTGTGTTTCACTACGGGCGTTTCCTCGTATTGTACTACCGATTGAAAAAAGAATGTTTTATCAAACTTCATTATTTCAAGATTCCCAAAAGGTTGCCAACCTTCACTTATACTTGAATTAACCATTTTTATAAATTCAATATAATCAGCCCTACAAATGACGCTATAAGCTGTTATTTTTTTCATTCTTCAATCACCGAACAAATTACCCGCTTATTGAACCACTCATCAACTTCCTCCAAATTATAAAAAATCTGGTGATTTAACCTATAATATGGTAAGTTAACTTTATTTCTTCTTTGTTTTCTGAACCATGAGCATGACATCCCGATATGATGCGCCACTTCGCGCTCATTGACTAGCTTTTTGTCGCCTATTTGCATATGGACTTCCTTATCTTATTGTATCCCATTATTTAATGGTAGCTTAATACATAAACTATTTTCAATAATCACTGACTAACATTGTTTAACTTAAACGAACATTCATTATCGTAATGTGTCACAGGTAATTGTTTTTAAATAAAAATAATACTAGGCT